GAACTACAAAACCAGAAACGTTCAGGCGGTATTCTTAACCCATACGGAGCAGCATAATGGCAATAGGATTTACAACTTCAGTAGCTTTTGGCAGTAGGGCGGTACTCCCAGATAAGGGATTAAGCCGCCAAAGCCAGCCAAAAGTGCTAGTAGCGAAATTTGGGGATGGGTATGAACAAAGAATTGCCGATGGAATTAACTCTATTGAGGAAACTTTTAATATATCCTTCGCAAATCGCATAAAAGAAGAAATTGATGATATAACAGGTTATCTAGCGTCTTTAAAAGGCGCTAGTTCCTTTTCTTTAACAATTCCAGATAGTAATAATGCAGGAGAGCTTGCAATTAAAGTAGTATGCGAAAGCTACTCTCAAAATTATACTTATAACGGATTCTACACAGCAACAGCAGTACTTAGAAGAGTATACGAAGCATGAGTGAACTAATCAGTGTAGTACAAAAACAAGAGCCTGGGAGTGAACTAGTAGAACTATTTGAAATCACCGTAAAAGGTGTTACTCTGTATTTTCACAATGGGTTAGAAGCTACTCTATCGAATGTAGAATTCAGGGAGCGTACTTCTCCTTATGCCGCTAAGTCTTACGTACCCTTTCCAATTAGTATGGAAGGCATTGAGTATGCGGCAGATGGGGTACAGAACCGTCCGTCTCTTACAGTCGCAAATGTACTAAATACTTTTTCAGACGCTACAGGAAATATTCGTAACGAAGACTTAGTAGGCTCCCGTGTAGTAAAAAGAACTACATTGAAAAAGTACCTATATGGAGAATCAGGCGATGCGACTCCCCCTATAGAGTTCCCTTCTAATAAATATATAATTGACAGAGTATCCTCAGAGAACAATACCTCTGTAGTTTTTGAACTTTCTGCTCCTTTTGACTTATCAGGAGTAGTGCTTCCAAATCGCTCAATTGTAGGAAAATACTGTAGTTGGCAGTATCAAGGAAATGATCTAAATCAACGCGGTGGGTGCATTTGGAGTAAGAACAGTACACTAAGCTATGCTAATGGGTCTGGGGGAGTAACTACTCATAAGGCATACTTTACACAGAAGGATGAGCCTATTGTTTCAAACTCTGTTGTAGCAGCAATGACATCAGCCGGTTGGGCCTCTGGCAGTTATAAGACTTATACTACTTATAATTCTGGTATCTCCTACTCCGTAGGAGCCTATGTAGAATATAACGACGGAATTCAAACTACAGTTTGGGTTTGCACAATTGCGAACTCCGGTAAAGCCCCAGGGACGGAATCACAATACTGGACTAAAGGGGATATATGCGGAAAGAAACTATCCTCTTGTAAATGTCGTTTTCAATTTGTCCCAACAGCCACAAACTCAGTACCTTCTTTAGAAAAGAATACGGGTAAAATTCTTCCCTTTGGAGCCTTTATAGGCAGTATGAAGTTTAGATGATAGAACAGATACTTGAACATTTTTCAAAAGAATACCCAAGGGAAGGGTGTGGAATAATAGGAATTGTAAAAGGAAAGAAAAAGTGGTTTCCTTGTACAAATTTAGCCCACGGAGTAGAAGATTTCGTACTAGACCCAAAAGAGTTTGTGCAAATTAAAAAACAGGCAGACGTAGTAGCAATTGTACACAGTCATGTAGGCGCTCCGAATACTGCTAGCGAAAATGACATAAAATTTTGCAATGCACTTGGTATCCCCTATTATATTTTTAGCTATCCAGGAATGGAATTGAATATAGTAACCCCAGAGTATGTAGAAAATATACTTATTGGTAGAGAGTATGAGTTTGGAAAATATGATTGTTTAGAAGCAGCTAGAGATTACTACTTTCAAGAGCTTGGAATTACACTACAGAATAGGTTGCCTTACCTAGATGATTGGTGGAAACTAGGGCATAATTATTTTACAGAAGAGCACATGAAAGAGTGGGGCTTTCGTAAAGTAGATAGCTTAGAAATAAATGATATACTTATTTTTACCATGGGAGCTTTAGTACCCACCCATTGCGGAGTATACCTTGGTAGTGATGTGTTTTTCCATCATGCAGTAAATAGACTATCTTGTAGAGAGAACCTCTACCCTCTTTGGAAAAAGCATTTAACAGGAATTTATAGATATGATGCGTAAGATTTATTTAGAAGGCGAACTAGGTCGTCAGTTTGGAAAAGTACATTCTTTTAATGGAGAATCAGTACAAGATGCTTTTCGCCTTATAGCGTCAAATAAGCCAGAATTTAGAAAATATCTAATAGACGCTGTAGAGAGCGATATTGGATTTTCCATTCAGGTAGAAAATACGCATATCGAAGATGTTCGAGAGTGTTTGCTACCTCTGAGAAATGGGGATATTATAATTACTCCCGTTCCTATGGGATCGAAGTCTGGGGGAGGAAAGATACTCACTGCTATAGCTATAGGTTTGTTACTCTTTATGCCCGGTGGTGCACTGCTCCTACATGGAGCCGCCGGCAGTACTATATTTAGCATGGCAGCCGCAGGAGGCTGGGCGGGGGCAACTGCATCAGTATTAACCGGCTTAGCGATCAACTTAGCACTCACTGGTATTCAACAGCTTATGGCTCCGGATCCTGCTGTAGATCAGGAGGACGAAGGCTACCTATTTAACGGGTCAGAAACAAATATTGTTGAAGGCATGCCAGTACCTCTTCTATACGGAGAGTTGCGCGTACCTGGGTATCCAGTATCTTTTGAGATTATTCAAAGTGGAAAAACTGTAACTGCGGAAGAGCAGTATATTGATGATAGTGGTAACATTATCAATAATCCTTACGAAACTACAAATAATGCTTACCCAGAAGAGTTAGCGTACCTATATGGAGATAATAACACTGTATTTAATTTTTCTGCTGGAAGCATTAATACCGGAAGAGTCTCTGGTACTCAAGATATTCTTTTTACCGATATTATTTCCGAAGGGCCTATTTATGGATTAGTCGATGGGGGTAACTCTGTATATCTTGACGATGATCCTGCTCAATTAGACTCCCAAGCTGCTACTCGATTATCAGATACTCCGGTTGAGTTCGTGTTTACTAATGGTAGTGCAAATGTAACTATTAACAAAAATGGGTACACTAAAAATATTGAAGCAGATTTAGCTAATGGCGCAGCTTATTTAGTTGTTCGCAACTATAAATCTTCTGCTGGTACAGCATCAGAAGCAACTGTTGCAGGTAGTGCTAGGGCTATTAGTATTACGACCAGCACAGGAATCTTTCAAGCAGGGTACGTATACCCTCGCGGAGCCTCTACAACAACTGTAATAGTTCGTCTAGTATCTACAACTGGAAGCACAATATTTGAAGGGTATATTGATTCTTATACCTCTAGCACACAAGTTACCTGTATTCCTTTACAAGGTGCAGATATTAGTCCTGCATTCACTACGGGAAGCTACACAGTAGTTATAGACGGCAAATTACAGGTAATTTCTATTGCTTCGAATCAAGAGTCCCTTATTCTAGCCGCTGCATTCCCTGTTGCTTCTAATACGTATAAAGCTGATCTTGCAGGAACTAGCTATGGAAGTCTTGCTCTAGAGGATAGAATTGCACTAGGCTCTAAGTATAGAAGCTATAGCGTTCAGTTTAGGTCAGGTAACTTAACTCAGCCTGCCTTTGCAGATGCAGCAGGTACAGGCGTTGGGTCGATTGCTTTAGGTCAGGGGGTTTCTTTTACTCCAGGGGCCCCTACTTTATATGCAGAAGAGTACGAGGCTAGCAATCCTACTGTAGAGTATACGGGTACATCTGCCTCCGCTTTCGGGCTATCTTTAGCCCAAGCAGAAGAAGTAGATGAAATTCGAGTAACCTTTGCGTATCCACAGCTTTGGAATAGAAGTGAGACTGGTAGCCAAAAGCGTGCAACTGTACGATATAACGCTTTTATTTCTATTTCAAAAGATGGAAGCACCTTTAGTAGTTACCAGGCTTTACAATCTAGCTGGGAGCATGTTGACAGAAAGAATGCACCTAGCATTTGGGAGGAAGTAGTAGACTTACGCCCTTATCAACCATTTAAAGATTTTAAGCTAAAGATAACTCGTACTACCTACAACGATAGA